GTCAAAAATGACCATAGGAATCGACAACGGCATTTCTGGCGCAATCGTAGCCATAGGGCAATGCGGCTCATGGATAGGCGCAACCGTCATGCCATGCCGGAAACATCGCACGAGAAACGAAGTTGATATTCGCGCCGTCTCACTATGGCTATCGGAAATCACAGGTGGAAATCTGTCGAATGCTGATTACATCATTGAGGAACCGAACAACGCTAGGAACGCATCGACGGCATACAGCATGGCGGCGAGTTTTCACTCATTGCGCGGATTCTTTGAAACTAAGATGCTACAATGGGACAGGACAACGCCCCAGGCATGGCAGAAAGCTATGCTGGGCAAAGTGCCGAAAGGTGAAACAAAAGCGCACGCTTTGAAAATGGCGCGTCACCTATGGCCTGATGAAAACTTTCACGCATCGCCACGTTGTAAAACGGCGCATGAAGGAATTGTCGATGCGGCATTGATAGCGGAATATTATAGACTGAAAAACTCATGAACGACCGAATCCAAGACGTTTTGCGCCTCTTGCGAAACATGCGACCTAGCAGCAAGGATCTTGTGAAAATTAAGGTTCTAATGGCTTGCTATGACGGATGGAAATCAACGCATGATATTCGCAAGATTGCCAAGCTAGGATTGCAAGTTGAATTGCGACTCAACGGGCTAATGATGGGCGACCTACTAGAATGTGAGCGTTGCAAATTACTAACCAACACTGGCAGGTATTACAAGCGCAACGAATACAGGACAACCAAGAAAGGCGTTGCATACATCGCAGCGCTGATGAAAGGCGACAACAATGGATAAAAATGCTTTTATGGTGCGCGTTTCCCCGCATAATGCACGGAATCCCTACTTTGCACTTGTGATGTGAGATAGCTATTGCATTCTGTCCTTGTCACGTTTGTGACCGCCTCGTGAAGACCGAGATGAAAACGACTTATCAAATACGCCGCCGTGCGTCTGCTTGCCGTCTCTATGAGACGGGTCTTCCTTGCAGATCACGGCGGCGAACCTTTATCATCATGAGTTACAAGCAAAGCGTTTACCGACTGACCAAAGAGCAGTATCATGAATACTTGGCAAGTGCAAAGTGGAAAGCGAAACGCGATGCGGTATTTCAGCGAGAGAACGGCATGTGCCAAGGATGCAGGGAAGAACCGATTGAGCATGTTCATCACACGACATACACGCATTGCGGCGATGAGTTGCTTTTCCAATTGATCGGACTTTGCGGAACTTGCCACAACAAATCACACTTTATCACAGTAACAGAATAATGAATTTAGAACCTCCTCCAATTAGCTCAGGCCTGAACCTTTGGATTTTATCCGCTGCCAGAAAATGCAGAAACGCTGGATTGACCACAGGACAAGCAGAGATGCTGATTTACACCTACAATGGGCAATCTCACCGCCCGATGAAAGCAAGCGAGGTTAGCCGTGCGATTGCACGAGCATACGAAACCGAGCTTGCGCCGACTACCGCGCCAAAGCCTAAAAAAGAACAGTGGCAACCGCGAAAAACGATGACAAGCGCCTGTAAGCCATTTTTACGGCGTATCAGCGAAGATCACTTATGGTATGCTTCACCATGGATTCCCGATGACGGACTCACGCAAGAAATAATTTTGCGCGAACTTTTCCCCGACCCTAATGGATTGGTATGCGTTGGCAAATCAGCGTTTCGGTTTAATACCGCCAAGCTATCGGAAATCAAGGGGTTAGATGAATGCCAGTTCATTGTGCCTTGCTATATGACCAAGCGCAAAGGATTGACGCAGGACGGCAAGGAAAGCGAGCATTGCCTTGATAATTGCGGGGAAAGACGTTTTTTCGTTTGTGATTTTGACGAGCCAAAAAGTGAAGATCATCCAACAATCATCTGGCACTTAGCAAGATTGTATCATCTGACAATGGTTGTTTCCAGTGGCAAGAAATCGTTGCACGCTTGGTTTGAAGTGGATAAAAGCGAGGAAGAATCATTTTGGAAGCTAGCAGTCAGCCTTGGCGCTGATCCGGCGCTAATGCGCAACCGCTCATCGTTTGTCAGAATGCCACTAGGTAGGCGCGACAATGGCAATTTGCAGAGAGTAATTTATTTCACATCACAAGGCGACAAGCACCCAATTTACAAACCGTAAAAAATGATTTGACAACCGCGCGGAATCTGGTAGATTTTGCGCATCCGATTGGAACCCGGAGAAAGCGAACACAATGAAGTCTTACAAACAGCCTACTTTACACATCACCTCGCCACGTGTTCGCGTGCGGGTTCCAATCTTTCGGGGTGGTGTGCAAAGTGGGCTTTTTTATTCATAAAATTATGAGCAGTTACTACGAGAAACTACGCCACCCGCTATGGCAAAAAAAGCGCACACAAATCATGCAACGCGACAATTTTACTTGTGTTTCATGCGGAAACCAAGAAAAGACATTAAACGTCCACCACAAGACTTACCGCAAAGGAGCTGACCCATGGGATTATGACGATGAAAATTTCATTACATATTGCGAAGATTGTCATGGTGGTGTGCATGAGGAAAAGGATTTTCTTATGATGCATATTGACACACATCTAAAAATGCGGAGCCTTGCGACTATTGCGTATTATTGCGATGTTGAGCATGTCCGATTGGCTCAAGTTGTTTGCGCGATTTCTCAAATGGAAAAAGAAACGCCCATAATATCAGATGATGATTGGAAAATTAGCGTAGAAAGAGCAGAGATGATGATTAAGCTGTGCAAAAAATTAATCACAAAAAGCAAACAGAGAATCAAAAACAAATGAAACGACCATCATTTCAATGGTATCCGTCCGATTGGCTACGAGATACGGCATTGCGCACTTGCTCAGTAGGCGCGCGGGGATTATGGATTGACATGCTTTGCTTCATGCATGAGGGCAATCCATACGGAACGCTCAAGGTTGGAAACAAGGTTATCCTTCCGGTTAACCTTGCAAGCATGATTGGGGCAACCTTAGAAGAAACACAAGGTTGGTTGGATGAACTTGAAAATGCCGGAGTTTTTGACCGAGGCGATGAAGGGGAAATCATGTCGCGTAGGATGATACGCGATGAAAGCCTTAGAAACATTAGGGCGGCGGGAGGAAAGCTAGGTGGAAACCCTGCCTTGACTGGAGGGAAGGTTAACCTTAAGGATAACCACAAGGTTGCAAAAGAGGATAAGCAAAAACCAACCCCTTCATCTTCTACTTCATCTTCATCTTCTATTCTTATCAACGCCATGGATGGCGAAGTTTTAGATTTAATATGGAAGATGGCAACAGCCAAAGGAAGGGAACGATCAAGCAAAGCAAACTTGCGAAAAGCTTGGCAAAAAATACCACAAGACAAAAAGCCAAACAAAGAAGAAATCGAAAAAGCCTTGCGAGCATGGAACGCATCACAAAAGTGGAAAGATGGTTTTTCAGAGGGGATTCATTTGTGGGTGCAAAATGAACAATGGGACAACTTGCCATTGCCCGATAAAAGCCAAAAAGATCAAGTAAGATCAACATTTGAATTTACACCAATTAGAAAATTTCCTGACTAAAATTTATGACTGAGCAAACAACATCACAACTCCCGCACGCACCGGATGCAGAAAGATCAATCCTTTGCTGTATTTTGCACAATCCAGAGAGATTCCTTGTGCGAGCAAGCAGCGACAACATCTTGCCAGAGTTTTTCTACAATCACACACATCAGCGGCTTTATACCATCATTCATGAGCAGCGGCAACAAGGGCGAGCTGTGGACGTAACGAGCGTTTGCGAACTTATCCGCGACCGGAAAGAACCGCATCTTTCCGTTGCAGACCTTGGCGATATTATGCTTTCTGAGCATTCCGAAAACTCATGGCAGATTTACGCAGACATTTTGCGTGACCGCTACGCCCGACGATTGGCAATCGAAGCAGGGCAATCAGTATCGAGTCAGAACCTTAGCGGGGAAAGCGCCGTTCTTGCGCTTAAACAAGCCGCAGAGAGTGCCATGAACGCGCTCGTAGGGTCTACGGCTATTCAGAACGCAAAAGAATCCACAGGGGCATTTCTGGCTAAATTCAAAGAGAACTACGAAAACGGCAAGATACCTGGCTTATCAACCGGATTCCAGAAACTTGATGAGAAAACAGGAGGGATGCGCAAAGGGGAATTTTGGGTAATTGGCGCAAAAACTAGCGTGGGTAAATCCGTCATGATGCTGCAAATCGCGCAAAACGCAATCAAAGACGGGAAACGCGCTGCAATCTTTACTCTTGAAATGGGTGCTGATGAAGTCGTGGGAAGGATGATCGCTTGTGGCAATTCGATTCCGATTGGCGAGATTACGCAACCACGCCACGTTTCAAAAATGAACATTGAGAAGATTGGAAAAGCGGCAATGGATTTGTCGCAAACAAATTTGATGATTTGTGATAGTGCTGATCTTACGGTGGACGCTATCGCCGGACATTGCCAGCGCATCCAAGAAACGAGCGGATTAGATTTAGTGGTGATTGACTACTTGCAACTCATCAGCACGCCAAAGATGCGAGGGCAAAGCAGGGAGCAAGAAGTGGCGCAAATCAGCCGCGCTTGCAAGCAACTTGCCAAGCGGCTAAAATGTCCGGTGCTCACAGCAACGCAGCTAAATGAAGCGGGACAGAGCAGGGAGAGCCGTGCCATTGAGCATGATGCGGATTGCGTGTTTTTCATCTTGCAAACGGAAAACGATTGCCAGCTTAGTATATGGAAAGTGC